CCGCCCTCTGCAAATAGCGGTTGACCTCTTCCGACGACGCACCGGAATCCTGAAGGATCTTAGCAATTGACAGCTGGTTCTCAAAATCCTGTTGTTTCGCTTTGGCCTCGGCATCCGCTGCTGCGATCAGTCTTTGTCTTTCCGCCTCGGCTGCGGCGGCCGCCCGTTCCTGCTCCGCGTTGTACAAGCTGGTTCCCTGCTGCTGGGCCGTGCTGTAGAAATTCGACAGCAGGGTATTGTACCAGTCGGAGGTATTCGCGCGGATAGACGCCTCCTGCTGCTGTTTTTGTGCCGCCGCGTTCTCCACGAGCTGGGATATCTTGTCCTGGAGCTCCTGGGTCTTTTGCTGCTGTGCCAGCCGGACGCTGGCATCCGCGTTCCCGCGCTGCACCGAAAGAGCGGTTTGCTGCGTCCGGTTGAGCCCGGAATCCGTCAACCCCATGTTGGCCATCGCTTCTTGGACCTGCCGCCGCCCCACCAGCTCCTGCACGGCGTTTGCGTCAAACAGCGATTGATACTGAGACGGAAGCTGCTCCATCTGGGTTTTGTATGGGTTTGTGGAAGACGCGGTAGCGCGATCAATGGCGGCGTTTATCTGCTGGATGACCTCGTCGTCCGATTGCTTGCGCTGCTCGTGAAGCTGTCCGGCCATACCCCGGGATTGGTTGTACAGTTTATCAATATACTCCTGCGCCGAATTAGCCATTTAGATTGCCTCCCCGCCGATCTCATACCGGATGACCAGGCCGTCCACGCCGATCGCCCCGGCGCTGCTCACCAGGACGCCGAACCGGCATACCCTGGACACGCCGGGTGTGAGCATACGCCCCACCATTGCCCCAGTGCCGGACATGGACAGTTCATACACATCATCCATCGCCCCTTTTTCGGTGACGTAGGATACCGTGATACGGGCGTTAGACGTGTCGGCCATGTTCATGTGAAGCCGGTGAATCTTCTTTTTCCGTTCCTGAGACCCGAAATCAAACACCTTTGTCTGAAAACACGATTGGATTTCCCGGTCCTCCACTGATATATCAAACTCTCCCGTTTCAAACGCCGGTCCGCTCGGGTGAAAGACACAATCCCTCTCCCCGTCCAGGAGATAGGCGGCGCCGAACAACGCGCGTGTCGGCATACCAGATCTGTCATACGAATGATACTGTAGACAGAAAGCGGACAGGCGGTCCCCCTTCGGCATAACGGCCGCGGGCACACACTCCTCCGGGAATTCCCAGCAGTACCAAGACATGTTCCGCTGCGCCTTCCGTTCGTCGGAGTAGGTTGCGTAATACTGAAACACACCGTCCATATAATCCAGCAGATAGACCCGGTTCCAGACAAACAGCATGTAATGCCCGTCTACATCACAGGAGAGGGCGCTTTTTAACAAATACCGGTCTTCCGCCTTCAGACGGCTTTCAATCATAGCAGACAGCTTGCGCACATTCCGCTCGCTCGCCTGGTTTGCCGCCATCAGGCCGTATACTGCCCCGTCGGAGGTTGCCCAGATTAGACGGTTGTTGCAAAGCTGAATCGTGTTTGGGCAGTCGCAGCCAATCCCGGAATTGATGGGGGTAATGGGAAAAACGGCGGCGTTGGCGGTCACGTCCACCACCTTGCCGTCGATCACATCCTGCGCCGTGTAGGTGTTGCCGGATACATACTCCGCGCTGTAAATCTCGTGTTCCTTGAAAATCACCAGGATGTCCGTCTGCTTCCCGAACCCCGTCACCTTTTGGGAGGATTCCCCGATATAGGCGTAGTTGTTTTCTGGGAAATACAAGGGGTTGTTGATATCGCTCCAATGCACCAGGTTCGGATGATCCGGGTTCCCGGACACAAACAAGCGGGTCCCCCCGTTTATGCCGGACCGGTCCCCGCCAAACCAAGTGGCAAACTGCATATTTGCAATCTTTTTTGTAGCCTCCGGATCCGTTTTCCAGGCTGTCACTATCAGATTGTTGGATTGTCCGATTCCAGGCAGAGGATACGGGGTTAGGTTGTCGTCCCGGAAGGACAGAGAACCGTAACTTCGAGTAATCCAAGCAGTTATTTGTTTAGAGTCGATTGTGATAGTGGCGGAGTCGGATGTCGGAGGAATTTCCCATGTATACACCTCTCCGTTTTCACCCGTATATTGGATCGTTACCACTTCTCCTACATTGGCGGTCAGTTGATCTTGAGCCAGTAAATAGTAAATGTCATTGTCAGTCGTGAACGCCGTTCGAAATGCTCCTCCAAGCAGGTTGTATCCCTCAAATGGGGTCCCGTTACGAGTATACACAGCCGTTTCAGATTCCTTTTTTCCCTTTGCATTCACCACCACTAGCGGGGCATAGATTTCGGACTTGTCGATTTTTTGGAGCTCAAAATTCTTATTCATGCTGTATATGTCGCCGCTGTTGAAAACTGCGTAAAGACCGATACCGTCCTCCGTGGGGTTTGCAGCAAACATAAACATGCCGGTGGCATACGGGTCTCCGTCTTCATAATCGAGAAACGTCAGGGAGGATACATGCGTGGCGCTCCCGCTTTCATTGAATCTGTAAAAATGAAATACATGGTTTGCCCGGCTCGTTTCGAATTCGCAGGAGCAGCACACATAGTCCTCCGGTTTTCCGTCCCGGTACACCCTCACCGGTGAATACACCTTGTATGTAAGGGAATCGCCCATGCCGGACGTCTGAATATGGAACGAACGCTCCACGGTGGTCGCAAGCCCCGCCCTGGTCCGCAACGCCTGATCCTTCCACCACATATTCAAAACAGCGGTGAGCTGGTTGTCCTCCACCAGGTTCGGCGCATCGTTCAGGTTCACGCCCCCGTTCAGGGCCGGGACAGACACACGGTATTGATTGCTTTTCGGCATTTTCGGGATCCTCATGTCAGTCCTCCCATACTACCGGCAGCACATCGCCCCTGCGCTTTGCCGGGCGATGCACATAATTGCGTTTTTGCTGATACAGGGCCGCGTAAAACTGCTGGTTGGCCCCATCCCCGTCGGCTTGGGCGAGCATCATCGCCACCCCATACGGCATCACCGTCTCCACGGCATCCGTGGATAAGGAGATCTCCTGCCCTATCGATGTCAAGGGTTGAAATTCCCCGCTTTTTTCAAGCGGCCAGACCTCCGCGTAGATCTGATTGACGGTTTCCAGGCCCCGCCGATACAGCTCCGCCGACAGCCCGGCGTCAATCTCACCGGACGCATTGGTATACCCCAGCAGATTCATAGCCCGTCTCAGGATGTCCATTCCCGTTTTCATGCTGTCACCCCTATCTGAGCCAGCAAGGCCGCCTGCTCCTCTGGCGTTGCGGCATCAAATACCGCGCGGTATTCCGGTGAAAGCCCGTCAATCACCGACTGCGCATCCACGCCTCCCTGCTCTATGGAACCTTGTCCCATGGAGCCCTGTTGCGCCGCGAGTTCCGCCGCTCGCTCCGCCTCCTGCATCTCCCGGATCAGCCCACTCAGGTTCGGCACCGAACCCTTTGGCAGCCGTTCCAGGTATTGCCTCGGCGTGATAATCTGGGATGCCAGCAGGTTATCCAGCGTCTTGACGCTCTGTATCTCGCTCCACATCGTGGACGCTCCCACATCAATCTTAGTGGATATGAGCAAATCGCGGTATTTTTGGCCGTCAAAAGGAAGATACCATATTCCGTTTTCATCCTCGATTTTGAGCTGCCGCTTTCCGTACATCGACACCCACATGTCCGCCCATACCCGCGCCACATCCTCGATAAAGGAATAAAACCGGTTTTGCACCGATTGCATCGGCATAGTGGCGGCTTCCCGGACGGCGATGATCGCGGAGGTGTTGTCTGGCCTGACATCCCCCAGCGCCGCGTCATTGGCCCCTGACTGAGACAGGGTGTTGGATATCAAGGAGGTAATGTTGTTGTCAAACGCCGGGGAAAAGTTTGGCGGGTTGACATATCCAAGGGCGTTCCCGATGCTTTCGCCCGTCCCGATGTTTTCCACTTCCAGAATCTGTCCCGGATCGTTTGTGACAGTGGCATACGGGATCATGTTTTTGTTGACTAGGGTAATCGGCATACCTAACGTCAGGACCGCCCACACACTGGCCGTAATCATGCGGTTGATCGCAATCTGGTTCGGGATGAGATAGGTGATCTCACTCTCCCCATAGGCACAATTCCGCCGCCGCTCCCAACGGAATACCGACAGCGGGTACAGACGGAGTTTGGTGTCCCATTTCGCGCGGATTGTCGCGCCCTTAACCACCACAGCCGCCAGGATACGGCAGGCGCCGTCCTTGTCCCATTCCTTCCAAAACTTTGTTATCACCGTGGCCTTCCGGGTTTCCTCCGGCTCGTCGTCCGAGCGGTCCCCCGCCATATGTCCGGTATCCCGGTCTGGTTTGATGGCCTCGATATCGGATACCGGCCTCCCGTTGCGCCTTGCCTCCCGGCGGAGCTCCTTCACGCTTTTCCGCTGGGCAATCAAGATATACGGCTGCTCCTGAAGCTCGTATAGGTTCGGGTCCCCGAAATACACATTTTCGATGTCCAGCACTTCACAGGCGATGTCGCCCGTAATGGGCGTAGTGCCGCTTTCGTCCGCGTATAGCCCGGTCTGGATCCGGTCGTCCCAATAGGTATACAGCACACCGGACCCTGAAATATAGGCGTTGCGAAGCGCCTGCTCCTTCAGGTCGTCCAGCTTGACCCTTTCCGCCGTGGTTTTGAAATAGTCAGTAAGGGAAGACATGGTCACGGCAGTCTCTTCCTCCGGCGGCAAACCCATCGCGTCCATGGGCATCCTCTGCTCACCGGCATACCGGTCCCGTTCCTCCCGTGCCCGGTCGCGGATCGCCACGGTGTTGGGCACACCCTCCACCGAATAGTTGACCGTCACGGGATTGGAGCTGATGACCGCCATTTTGTAATCGCCTATCCGCTTGATGACGTTGTGGCGCACCAGGGGGCGGTCGTTTCCGCACTGGGCCCCGTGCCATTGATCGCCCACATAAAAGCGCTCGTTGATCTTCCCTTGTTCATACAGGCCGCGCCTGCCCAAGCCAGCCTTAAAATTTCTCCCGGATTCATACTCGCCAAAAACCAGTTCCGGTTCCCACGCTTTTCTGTCCATGCCATTTCCTCCGTTCCCCCTTTGGCTCATGCGCCTTCGGGAGCATATAGAAGCCGCCGAGTTTCCCCGGCGGCTGTTGAATCAATAGGTATACGTGTACACGGTCCGGGTCAGGGACTTCTTGACGAACAGATCGTAGTAGATGCGGTACTGGAACAGGTACGCATCGGCCTTCTGGTTCTGCTCGGGAGTAAAGGTCCGGATCCGTTCGGACTTCTTGACCAGGGACGCGGCGCGCCTCGGCAGGACCAGGATGCCGATTTTCTTGGCGCCGGTCGCCGGGACAAACCCACCGACGGTCTGGTCTGCGCCGCTGGAACCGCTGTCATCCGTCACGCCGTCATAGAAGGTATAGGCCGTCTTCATCCGGTCGTCCGATACCGGGATGATCGGCACATCGTTGAGGTACTTGACCTTGGTGTTGACCGAACCTTTTTTGAACTCGCCCACATTGATCTGGCGGGTCACCTCCGTGGTGTTCATGAGCGCACCCCACACGGTGCTGTCCACAAAACAGACCAGGGGCTCACTGTAGCCAGCCACAGCCTGGACTTTGTTGATGGCCTCGGTAATCATCTTGTAGATCTGGGACGCCACCGTACCGGTAACGGTCTGGGACTTGGTGGTCGCCAAGGTCGCCAGCTTGGACAGGACATACGCGTCCAGTTCCGGGACAACGCGGGTGCGCACGAACTCGCCCATCACCTGGCCCGCCAGATTGGCGATGCCGGTCTCGTCGTTGTCCTCCCGGTCGAGCTGGAAGGACCGGCCCCGGTCCATCGCCATGGTATAGGATTCGCTCGACACCGTCAGGGCACCGGTGACAAAGCCGTCGTCCCTGTCATAATTTCCGAGGCCCTGCATATCCACGTCCGGAATCAGGACGGTACGGGCCCCCACAAATTTGCTGCGCAGGGCGTTGTCCGCAAAAAAGCTGGTCTGTGCCTCCTGCACCAGCGCCTTATCCAGCTCGCCAGTGAGCTTGCTCTGGAATTCAAGGGAATTGATCGTGCTATCGGTGATTGCCATTTACATGTCCTCCTTATCGGTTCCAAACCCCTGCAAGCATCGCATCGATGGTGGGGTTTGTGGTTTCTCCCGCCCCTGCGGCCTGGGGACCAGGGGATGCTTTTGACGCTGCTTCTTGTGCCGCTTTGGCAGCCGATGCCTTCCTGGCATTGGCGTGTTGGTAGCGGAGATATGCGTCGGTCAGGGAAATTCCCTTATTGACTGCCATGTCCACTACCGGCTGCGGGACCTGCTTAAATTCCGCCACGTCCGGGAATTCGGCCTTAAGCTCCACAAACTCATTGGCCAGCCGTTCCGTCAGGCCTGCCCTGTCCTTTTCCGGAGCCTTGGCTTCCTCTTCTCTGGCGTTGGCGTACCGGGCGCTCCACTTGTCTTTTTCGGCCTCATACAGCCGTTTTGCAAGCGCCTCGTTCCCGCCGCACTCTTCCAGGATGGATTGATAGAGCTGCTTGTCCTGGCCATCCACCAGGGCGTCCACCATCTCCTGTACGCTCTTTTGGTTCGCCGCCGCCAAATACCGGATCTTGTCCAGTGTTGGGGACAGCTCGTCAAATTTGAGCCCCTTTTGAGCCAATGCCTGCGCCTCTTCGAGCGTCAGCTCTCGGCTCTCGTGGTTGTACCGTACAGGGATCACGATTGGCTGCCCGTCTCCGGGCTGCACGTCCTGCTCCGTGTCAGCGGCCGGTGTGGTGTCCGCCGCCTCCCCGGTCTCGTCCGTGGGTTCCGCTGCTGCGGTGGCTGTGCTTGCGGGTTCCGCCTCTGGTAGGGCTTCCGCCGGTTGCATGATTGTCTCGTCCATGTCTAATGCTCCTTCCGCCCATGGTGAGGGCGTTTTATTCGACAGGCCCGGACTGCTCCGTGCCGTCGTAGGTTAAAAAATTCCGCCATTCCCGCAGGGCCTTTTCCTCCGGCGCTATGGCGGTTGTTTTCGCGCCGTGCGGGATTTTTCCCGGCTTTTCCGTCTTCGGGTGGCCCCTCTCCCGGCCCACGGCAAGGCCGCATAAAAACGCCGCCAGAATCCATCCGGCGGCCGCTATCAATACTATGGCTATGCTCATACATCCCATCCTCCCCGCATATCTCCCGCCGTAACGCCGGTCGGGGTACCCCGCCTTTTTGGCGGCGGGTCCGTGACCCTGCGCCGGATATACGGCTCCAGGGCGTACCGCATCGCGTCCATCAGGTGGTTATTATCGTCAATCGGCTTGTTGATCTGGTTGCCCTCTTTGTCCTTGTCCCAGGTGTAGCTGCTGATTTCGGACGCAAAGTGGACGCAACGCGGATGGATCACGATCCGGTAGTCCTGGATATACTGGATGCCGTTGAGGATACTGTCCCGGCCCTTGGCGGCCGGTTGTATCCGCAGCCCCAGGAACCGCAGCTCGTCGTTGCTCTTTGGCTCGGCGCTGTCCGCGACGATCCGCTCCTTGCCATAGCCCTTTTCGGCCACGCGGTCGCATATGTCCCGGTTGCTCATCCCTCGCTCGTAAAACTCGTCATATACCAGCAGCAGTCGCCTGGGAACATGGATCAGGCCGCAGAAAAACGCCGTGGGATCGTTGGTATACCCATAATCCAGGCCGAACGCCGACCGGATGAGGGGGATTTTCCGGGCTTTGTCGATGTCAAAATCCCGAACCTCCCACCGATCATAGACCAGCCCGTCCGCCACACCCCAATTCCCAAGCCCCGCCACGGCGTATTTCCGTGGGTTTTCCCGGCGCATCCTCTCATAGATTGCCAGGTCAGCCGCATCCAAAAACTCATTGCACCGGTAGTCGGTGCTATAACAGGCCACATTGTCCGCCGGTGTATCAAAAAACCTCTTTTTTAGCCAGTGGCGCTCGCTCCACGGGTTAAAGGTCAGCGTGGTTTGCTTGAACAGCGGAGGGGACACGTTCCCGCGCGGGACAGACAGGTCCAACAGGTCGAAGGCGTCCTCGTTGTCGATTTCATACGCCTCTTCCACCCACACCCAGCACAACGAGCCGGTGGAAACCGTAGTGGATGCCAGCTTGAGCGGATCGTCAAAGCCACGGAACAATACCTTTTGCCCCGTAGGTATATAGGTCAGCTCCAGCGGGGAGGTGGTGGCCCTCCAATAATCGGATACCCCTAGTTTTTGTATCGCCCATTTAAGCTGCGCAAAGGTGGATGTCCGGTGGGTGTCGCCAATTTTACGCACCACCAAAAGGTTGCTGCCCGGATATTTCATGATCCGCCATATATGGTTGAGCGCCGTAGTGGTGGACTTTTTCGACGCCTTGCTCCCTTTCAGCACCCGATACCTGGCTTTGCACCGCCAAAAATCCCCATACCCTCCGCCCACAACGTCCGGGAGGTATATCTTATTTGAGCTCTTCATCTCCGCAGATCACCACCGGTATGGAGCCGGTCAGCGTCACATTGCTCACAAAACCACCCGCAGCCTTAGCCCGCAGTTCTGACGCCTTCAAGCGGTCTTTTATGTCGGCTTCTTCGTCCCGCAGAACCTCCGTCCAAAAGGCGTTGATCTCTGCCATGTCGGCAATCCTGGGGGCTTCTAGCACGGCATCCCGGTCTTTGATGTAATCCCCAAGTTTCCCCAAGTTTTCGGAGCCGATGTTTTGAAACGCTTTGTCGCTCTTAGCCTTATATCCCGCCAGCCTCGCCGCCTCGGTGGCGGTATGACCCTGCTTGTAGTAATCGATCCATGCTTGTTGCTTTGCTGTCGGCTTCATCCGCTCACCTCCTATATCACCACTGATTTAGTGGCATTCACATTTCCAACCACATCTATTTGGTTATTCGGCCGCAGTGGGATCGCAATGCAATACATACGGGATTCCGTGTGTCTTACAGTAGTCGATTTCGGCCTTGCATCCGGTACTGTGCTCCCAGTCCCCATATACCAGTATCTTGTCGCACACCTTCAGCAACTCCAGGCACATCCCCAGACCATGCAGATAGTCCACCTTGTCATAGAGATAGCCGAAGCAATGTATAGGGGAGATATATACGTTGGCCTTATCTTTTACGGCCAGCGCCTCGGCAATCCGCTCGATTTCGGCCTTGTTTCCCGGCTCCCCGCCATAGGGATGGGATATGTAAATCCTCATAGCCTTGCCGTCATCCCTCTCTTGTGTCCGTCCAGGTAGATTACAGGCGTGTCCTTGCTGGTTGGTTTGTACTCCTGGATTTCCCCGTATCCCCCATAGTCCAGGGCCGCCGCCGTGTTGACAAACAGCTTGGATACCGGCGCAACGCTCCGGTTCGCCTCACAGGTGCGGTAAAAGCCTTGTTTCATCACCATAGGCAAATGGGTGTGGGAATGGATATACACGTCCGCGTCCACGATGCTGGCCATATCCGCCAGACGGATCGCCTTGGCTCCTTCCTTTCTCCCGCCTCCGGACCCGTGGTTGATATACAACGAATAGGTCATGGGCCTCCCATCCGATTTCCGGCGGCTGCACCGTCCAAAGCTAACAAACAGCAGCGCCGCGCCAGGGGCAAACCGGTCATACAAACCCATCTGCCGGGCGAACACCTCCATGAGGTCAATGCCCTCTTTGTTGTAGGTCCTCCGCTCGTGGTTGCCAGTGGTGACGGCCAGTATCTTATCCTTGACCGGCTCGAACAGCTCCACTGCCCTCTGGATCTGCTCCATCGGGGGCAGTACCTCGCTGTAGCAGTCCGACACGCTGGTCTTGGTAGCGTTGTTGAGGATATCTCCGTTGAGGATGAGGGCTGTGTCCGGTTCTTCCTGCACGGATTTCAGCCGTTCGCGGATGAGAGGGAGGTCACAATGCGCATCCCCGATATGCAAGTCGGCCATCACCTCAATTTTCAATGCGCCGATTGTATCCGGAAGCCTTGCTCGTATGGTTGTCATCCGCTCACCTCGCTTTTTGTGTTCCCGCCTACCCATCCGCCGGCCATTATGTCCGGCACAACAACAATACATATCCGGATATAGATTCAGATATGCCGGTCTCTCCCGGCTGTCACGCCTGCTTTGTGGGGCGACGTTACACCCTCCAGTTCCCATGGAGTAGGGGCCTGCCGAC